CTTCAAAACGCCAGACAGCGATAAGTCATTACACTAAACAAGGCCAGGAGTCTATTTGGTGTTCTTAGTTGTTCAAAACAAAGCAAACTGTACGAGACAATACGTACAATCGTTCTTACACTACTCGCGCATATTATTACAGCAGTAATAATCGTATTCTACTCAAGAGAAATAATAGAGGGAATCAGAGAGAGAAGGAAACAAAATGATCGTAGACATAACGAGCAACACCGTGATGCAGCTAATAAATACAGCTGCTATAATCACAACAATCGTGTACCTAATCACGATGGCTAGACGCTTCCTAAATGATGGACGTCAGCGAATGGAGGCGTGCGTGGAGCGCACCTCCGAATTGGCCCAAAATGCGAAGGCATCTGCGGATACCGTATCGCAATCGATGCAGCAGCTTACCAATAAGATAGATGCTGCAGGCGTGTCTGGGAAAGACATAGCCGATGAAATTAAAGTAGTCTTAACCGAGGTTAAGGTTGCAGCCCAAGAAACTCCAAAAGTATTCGATAGAGCAATTGCTAAGTATCAAGCACCCGTCGTAGATACCCTGTATACGTACAAGGTATTTGGATGGTTGGTTGTTGCTGGCGCTGTTTTCTCGTTGTACCCGACGATCAAGGAAATCATCAGGGACGTAAAATCGTATGTGGATTCGAACATAACAGTTAATGAAGCCGGACCAAAGAAGAAAAAAGTAGGCTGGACAGACGGAGACGTTTGCAAAGTCGAAATTATTGGTCACGGAATACAGTGCTCCTCCAAAGACGGCACTGTCGTGGTTGATTACGAAGAAGACGATCTCTTAACTATGTTTGATAAAATCTACAGTGAACCTCTTAAAATGAAGTTCGCGAAAATACAGGAGTATTATAGCTGTACCGATGTTGATGCCGCAAGGATATTCAACCTCATGACTCAGTTACACAAATCTCGCGGAGACATTGTGTTGCCCAACATCACCGACGAGGTGCTACGCCCTTTTATTCAAGGAAATAGAGGAGTACAAGTACCGGAATTGGTCAAGTTGGCTATGAGTGAATTTAATCTCGACTCCGAGGACGATGCTTACGCATTAGTGCTACGTGCCATTGCGTTGGATAAGTTCGGCGTTGGTGTTGACATTGTTGAAGAGGTAACTCAGTCGAAAGGCAAGAAAGTTACTCGTGGCGATGTTGATGCAATGCTAACCGGAGAGGACGAACCTGAAGCAGCGTTCTTTAACCTTATGAACCTAATCACCACTGGTGGCCAAACGGTCATCATACTACAGTTGATGATGGAAGGATGGGCGCTGCTATTTAATAACAAGGGTGCAGTGCAACGTCTCGCAAAGAAAATGCGCGGCATTGTATTGCTTGGTGCAGTTGGAGGATTTTTGTGGAAATCCTTCAAGGGTAGCAATGTGGACCTACCCATAAACACCAACAAAGCAGTAGAAAATATGTTCAAACCAACAGCAGTATCATATGATCCCCAGCTCGAGGGCGAGGGAGCACAAAAACCTAAATTTAAGTGCGTTAATGGTACAGGCGGAAAATATAGGACATGGTTGTTGACAGACGGCGAAGACGTCTACCACAACTGTATATGTATTTTCAGGTCCGGTAGGTACTATTATCATCAGTGCAGGTCCGAAGAGGCCGGCATAGATGATATTATATCTATGGACCCCATGCCTAAAATGCGATCTTCAGTCGTAAGCTTGTGGGAAAAACTCACAGGACGTGGATATGAAGTGGAACATTGGTCTACTACCTTCTTAGTGATATTCATTGTTGTTGGCGTACTGTTGTACTTCGTGTACAATTACGTTGAAAGCAAGAAAGAAGACATCAAGGATTTTAAAAGGTCCGTTGACCCTAAAGACAAGGGTGTTGTCACCATTAAGGAGCTTGACCCTAAAGTCAAGAATGAGTCTAAAGCAACCGTCATGGTATCTGTTGCAACACAAACAGACGACGGAGAGGAACATGTGGTAAAAATACCCGCTACCGCCACCCAAGAAGTGAGCGTTAGAGTCGAACAAGCCAATGCTACGACCACGGATACGTGGACGATGAAAGATGGCAATTCGACTGTTTCTACGATGCAAGGGACCATGGTCGACATCTACGACGCGCAGGATGCGAACGAAGCCGTAGATATAGTGCGTAAAATTATGCCCCCTTCCGACGTTCAACAGAAAATTCACGAAAAAGTAATGGAGAAGGTATCTCTTAAAAAACAAGAGGTGCAACAGAAAATCCACGAAAAAGTGATGGAAAAAGTTGAAGAAAGAAAGAAAGAAGAGGACGGCGAATGGGTTAAAGTGGAGAAGAAAAGGAGAAAAAAGAAGGTTCCTGGCGTAGCCGGTGGATCGAATCCTAATTCTCAAAACTTATCCAAGCCATCTTACGTTACTGCCGACGAATATTACCGCCATCAGAACTATTATGACAAATTGCAAGGAATAGATTGGGAGTACGATGCTGACGAAGAGTTAGTGTTGGAAGAAGACCAATTCGATGCACTTGCAGAGGAATATTGGCGTATCAACTATGCCGATGCCTCTCGATATCATGAAAGTAAGAAATCTGAAAGCGGTAAACTTGACGATAAAACCAAGAAAGCGGTTGATCAAGCAGTCACTGCTACAATCAAACGACTTGGTGCAGATAAGGCAACTCCCGCGAAGGAAGAGCCAAAAAAGGAACCAAAAAAGGCAAAGAAAGGCAAGACGAATCAGAAGAATGAGTCCGTCACTGCCAAGCCGAAGGATACCAAGAAAGCACCTGTAGTTGTTAAAGATGTTGCCCCTAAAGCCGGAGCATCTGATGATTGCATTCATGGCGACAAATGTGCGTTACTAACGTGTACCAAAAAACACACTAGTGCGCGCGACGCCTACATCAGGGGACTGCAAAACCCTAAACCTGAGAGTAGCCCCAAACCTGAGGCGAAACCTGAAAACGTGAAACTCGAATCAGCAATTCCAGGAAAGAAACCCATCGACGTCAAAACCGTTGAGGGGGCCCTGTTGTTTGTTGACGATGCCGAGGGAGTCGGTAATTCGTTTAGAGTTCACGGTGGCTATATTATCACTGCAGAGCACGTGATAAAGGGTTCTCAAGCCACTTTCGAAAGTTCACAAGCCGGTGTCGATGACCTCGTCATCGACCGCGCCGACTTCGTCAACTTTGGTGTTGACGACGTAGCGGCAGCCAAAATCCAAAATTGGAGTAAGGCAACGTCGCTGAAACTCGGTGAGGCAAAAAATGGCACATGCGCAATTTACGCGATCGTCGAAGAAGGCGGAAAGCGAAAATTAAAATGTGCCGAAGGAAACATGACCGTTCGTGATAACGTCATCCAACACAACTGTTGGACTGACGACGGATGGTCTGGCGCCGCAATCATCCAAAATGGATGTGCAGTTGGCATTCACCTGAGTGGTGGTGACAAAGGCGTCAATTATGGACGAACTTTTAGAAAAGAGTTCGCCCAGTTTTTTCTTGATGGAGCAGGGCATTAAAGCCGACGTAGTCGGCTTTACCAGTCCTAATTATCGGATGAAGAAAAACCAGTACAAGAGCAGCATGTTCTTGCCTAAACCAAGGAATACTGGTTTTGGACTCACCAAGGACTTTACCTTACAAAAGAGCTACAAGACGGTTGCCCGGTACTTCGACGTTAAGGAGACTAAACACGACCAGCGTGCTTTCGAGATTGCGTTTGAGATGACAAAACGTCATTTCTTACCATTCATGGAAGGATCAGTTGTGCTCTCTAACGAACAAGCGCAGGAGAAAACCGACATGCGCACGTCTGCGGGCGTGCCCTTTAAGTTCAAAGGTATGACTACCAAGGAACAGTTCTATTCTTCCGAAATGTGTGCTACGTATTGCGCACGGGACTGGGACGCATGCCTCGGTCGAAAGTATGCCGACACAGTGGTGTACGATATCATCGACAAAGAAGAAATACGCTCCGAAGAAAAATTGGCCGCTGGTGATATTAGAAGTATCGCCTGCCCGCCAGCAGATCACCTTCATACCGGACAGAGATTGTTCGCTGATATGAATCGTAGAATTACGGCGGCGCATTTGCTTTGTGCATCAGCAATCGGGCTATCAACCACCAATGGTTGGTGGTCCCAGATGGTGTTCAAGCTGGCCATGCATGAAATGGGCTTCGCAGGCGACGAGTCTAAATGGGATGCCTCCCTCAAGGAAATCCTTATGAACGTTGCTCGCGATTTACGTATTTGTGCTCTTCCGGCCGAAGCCGAGAGAATTCGCAACTACTATACAGCCCTAGTTCACACCAACTTTAGAATGCCTGATGGCACCATTATAAGGAAAAGGCAGGGAAATCCTTCCGGCTCCGTGAACACTTCATATGATAACACTATCATATTGTTCTTCCTAATGGCCTATTGTTGGGTTGTGAACGTAGATGATGACTATAGACACTTTATGGAAATAGTGGCTATGGTCTTGTACGGGGATGATAACACATTTACCGTACGTAGGGACTATCTTGGAGTTTATAACCTCAAAACCCTAGCTGCGGCTATGGCAGATTTTGGAGTTAAGCTCAAGAATCCCGATGATCCGCCGAGACATTATTCAGACCTGGAGTTTCTTAGCCATAAGTGGAAAAAAGTACACGGCTTCTGGTTACCCTACATGGATTCCAGAAAACTCAAAATAGGTATGTATTACTCGGAGTACCCCGGAGATGCTTGGATGCAAGCTCTCATGATCATCGAATATCTCATTACTAATCCATTTGACGATGGCTTTTACGAATATTGCCTCGCTCAATTGGAATACCTTTACCCCCACCTAATACCTGCGGACGTCCAATGGTTGAAGAATCATATCCCGACGAA